TAAAATTCTGTCTCATATCCATCAGCGCGAAGTAATAGTCCCTCTGCCCAGGATGGTGTTTGACTCATCTTTTCACAGACATCATTCAGCGATATCTGTTGATCGGCTTCGATAACAATTTCATCATGGACATGCATGACGATGGCGCAATGACGGAGTTCTTGCATAGCGGTGCAAAGAATGTCACGGGAAGTTGCCTGTACAATGTTTTCTACCAACTTCGGTCCGTATGAATCCAATCGCTCCCACTTTTTTGCACTGCCGATGCCTTCATAGGTGATGCACTGCCCGCCGAATTTGTTTTCACCAATTTGTGGTTTGACATAGGCAATACGCCTACCGGAGAGAAGCGTAATGAACAGCATTCCACTTTGACAGGAGAAGGTGATCCCATGTGTCGACCTAGTGGATTTATACCGGACCGCTTCCATTGCGGCTTTGTCTATGTCCCACCACAAACTCACAATCCGCGGATTGGATTGCCGCCAGGCATCGACCAGCAGCGGGAGCTCGTCTTCATCGATTCCCATTTCCAAAGCGCCCATTGCTTTGAGCGCACCCACTGAACCGCCATAACCGAGCGCTAATTCAGCGATCTTGCCTTTTTGTCGTAGATGTCTGTTAATGCCATGCTTTTCGACTGGTACCCTGAACATCTGTGATGCGGAAGCGCAGTAGATATCGCCGCCCTTGGCAAAGACCTTCTGTCGCCACTGTTCGCCGGCAAGCCATGCGATCACGCGAGCTTCAATAGCGCTAAAGTCTGAGATGATGAATCTCGAACCGGACCTCGGAACGAAGGCTGTGCGAATGAGCTGTGACAGCGTGTCCGGCACATCCTCGTAGAGCATATCCAGTGCGCCAAAATCACCGCAGCGAACAAGGGATCGTGCTTCAGCCAGGTCATTCAAGCGGTTCTGCGGTAGGTTTTGCATCTGAATAAGCCTGCCTGCCCATCGACCGGTGCGATTGGCACCAAAAAATTGAAACATCCCTCGGGCACGGCCATCAGCGCATACGGCATTCTCCATGGCCTGATACTTTCGAACGGACGACCTAGCAAGCTGCTGCCGGAGGGATAAAACGTCTGCCAGATTCGGTGGCGCTGTTTTTAGTAGCTCAACAACAGTCTTTTTGCCAAGCGTGTCAGTTTCTAAGCCGTTGTCGGCAAGCCATAGTTTCATCTGCTGTACCGAGTTCGGATTGTCCAGCTCAGTCAGCTGCTTCATTTCAGTAGTAAGCCTAGCTCATGAGCGGTCATCCATAGTGATGGCTGCCCGTACCAGCGTCTTATCCAGTGCCACACCCCTGTCATTAATCTCCTGATCGAGATGATATTCATCCCAGACACTATCCGGTACCGGAAACTTAGTAAGTTTTTCTTGAATGGACATCTCCGTCTCAACATCACGGGTGTTATATTCTATAAACTTTGACCATTTGTCTGGTGCATGATACGGGTAATTCCTGTTGCGTTGGCCGTTTGATTTTGTCGGAGCACAAGGCTGGCAGAAGAATTTGATCAGATTTTTGCCTTCAATTAGTTTCTGCTTATCCAGCTTAAGTACCGAGCCGACGCCTTCAAGCGACAGAGGCAATCCCAATGTCGCTGCCCAAATCATCGAGCATTTCCACGAGGCAGGGCTGATATATTTGCCAGTGGGTAGACCAAGGAAACGTGACAAGCAGATACGCTCAAAATTTGCGTTGAAAGCCCACTTTGTTACCGTTTCATCCGTAAGTGCATCAATGATTTTGTCAGGCAATTTCTCTCCACTGACTAGGTCAATAACCTGAACATCACCGCCGTCTATGCTGTAGCCGCATAGTAAAATCTCAAAATCAGGCGATTCTGCATAGCGATATACACCTGATTTGGTAAGATTGATGCTGCTATAGGTTTCTATATCAATTGAGAGGGTTTTCATGACTGCCTCCCTTAAATTGGGACGACGGTAAAGAAGTTCTTTACCGCCATCCCCTGCTTACTTACTTGAATTTCCGCATGCGCTTTTCGTGATACTCTTTGTCACGAGCTTCGCGTTCGATATAGCGCTTGGCACGTCTACTGTCGTCACGAATACTCTGAATCATTGCGATCAGGAATGTGATGCATAAAACTAAGCACAGAACTAATAGAAGATTGAGCATAATTATTGTCATAGATTCACCCTCCTTGCTTAAGACAGGAAATCTTCATCATCATCTGTTTCAAAATCGGACTCAGCACTAATCTTGCTGCCGAGAGGCTCACCGTCGCGTACCTTTTGCAGATTGTTTAGACCACACGCAATGCCTTTGTTACCATTTGAGTTGAAGGCATAAAAGCTAATACTGGCCCTGCCGTAGACTCCCGAATAAACCTCAGAACGGGTTAAGATTGGATTGCGGTCGACATCCACAATACCCGGCGCGGCAGTTGCATTGGCATTGATGAAAAAGGCGTTCGCATAAGCAGAATCATCCGGTCGCTCAATATCACCATCTCGGAGTGGGATCTTGATAGCCGTAAGTTGAGGCACAGATTTACCGCTGCCTTTAAGTTTGGCTTCTCCCTCGTGATAGGCTGCTTCGATGGCGGCCTTGACCTTGGCGACAGTCCTGGTATCCGATTTCGGAATGATAAGCGATACAGAGAACTTCGGCGTGCCACCGTTGATACTCTTGGTTTCCCAGACGTTGGCATAGCTCCAACGCGTATCTGGGCCGGTGATAACCTTCAGGGGATTGTTGACTCGATTTGTTTTATTGTTATTCATGATCGTTTTCCTCCATAAAATCATTTTTGGCTGTATTCATGACCGGACGTTTGTCGCTCTCCGGCACAAGAGTGGGTTTGCCCTGCGGCTTTTCGATATAAACTGAAAGAAGTTCGTCGAAGCGGGATTTGCCAAGTAACTTTTGCATGGCAGTGATGCCGAGAACCTTGTGTTCATACGGATCAAAACCCGCATCGCTAACGGTGTCCGCGACCGCTGTTTCATTGGTGTACTTCCGATTGGAGCGGCCTTCGACGAGTTTCCAGCCGATCCATTCCCTGCCGCTCATGGCCTGCTGTAGGGCGTAGTCTTTGATATCCGTAGCCCAACCGATAAGATCATCGATGCGAGAAAGGATTTCTTCGACTTCCTCATCTGTAAGAAGCGGCGGCAGCTTGAAATCGAAACGGGCAAGCTCCAAGTTTGCATCAGCCCTGGCGCGGCAATCATATTTAGCCTTGCAAAACTGGCACCATTCACCACAAAGGAAGTTACCATCACCTGCAAAAGCTAGATCGGCAGTGGGCTTGAGCACCTCGTCCGCCCAGCGGTAGAGCTCATCTTTCGAGAGTTCATAGGTACTGACATTATCGCGGCGTGGCTGATAAATGATCATGCGAACGGTGTCGAGGTCATAAATCCCATCAAACAGCTCCAGTGCACCCAGGGCGTAACACTGCATCTGTGGATTCTTTTCGGCGCTGACTAAAATTCCCATTCCGTGTTTGTAGTCGCATACCTGTAAAATTCCGTCCGCGATTATGATGCAGTCGGCGGTGCCGAAGCCAGATTCTACCCAGCGGGAAAAATCCACGCGCTGCTCGACCAGAACAACCGGATCGGCACAGGTCTGCTTGGCTACTTCCACCAGTTCAAGAATGTAGGCAGCATAGCTTGATGCACAGTCGGCCATCTCCGCGCTGAACCATGTGAGGTTTTCGGTTGGATCCTTTGCTTCCATGTCCAGCGCCCTGCGAAGCTTATACTCACAAAGTTCATGGGCATCAGTGCCTTCAGCGGCGTAATTGCTGCCCTTATCGTCGTAACTTTCACAGAGACGAGCAGAGGGCGGACAATGAAGCCAGCGATTGGAACTGGATGCGGAGAGAACAGCGTGTCCCTTAGTTAGCATTGGTCAGTCCCTCCACATCGGTGAGCAATGCTTTGTAGTTGATCGGATCAATGGCCGACAGCTTATCAGCACCGTACTTTTGGAGAAGAGATCGAATCTGAGCGGTGAATCCAGCACGAGACTTATTTGCTAAGACTGCTCTGACCGCTTCCAGTGTAAGTTCTGGCTCGGCGGGAGTAGCTTCCGGCAAAGACTCATTGCTGCTAAACTGCTCTGTCAGCCATATTACTGCCTCATTAATGGCTACAGCGGCGCTGCGCAGTTCTTCGATGGTCATCGTCATGTCGTTTGTTTTGCCCATTTGTTTTCGCTCCTTCTTTCGATTGGCTCTGCCTAGCGAGCAAAGTCAGTTTTCTTGCTAGGCGCATGGAAACAACGCTAATCGCGGTGAGAACATCAACGAGTTCATCATCTGCAGCGCAGCTCCGTGGTCTTGTCTTTGCCTTATGCATTTGTTTACCTCCTTGGAAGGAGCGCTTGTCGTTTTGCTCTTTCCACTACCCAATGGAGGTAACAGTGCTCTTTGAACGAAAATAGAAAAAATCATTCTCCGGTCACCAATCGAGGTAGCCGGAGAATGATGGACGTGGTATCAGATGTAGTCGCGTAGAATCTCCCGCAAAGCTTCAAATGCCTTTTTCTTTTTGTAGTTGATAGTAGACTGACGAGAAATGCCCAAAATGGCTGCTATCTCTCGTTCGGATTTTTCCTGAAGCAGAAGCTCACAGATACGGCGTCCGTCGGGGTCGAGCATATCTAGTTTGCTTATAAGCGTATCCAAAAGTTCCCGTTCCTCTATGATGGACAGAGTATTTGGAGAATCGTCCGCCAAGTCGTCAAGCCAGCTCTTTTCATTGCCGTTTTCGTCAGAGGCGGTGTAGTCAAGAGAAAGAACATCACCTGCTTTGCGAAAACGACAGGTCCAACAATCCATGTCGCAGAGATAGCGCTTGCTGGCAGGACAGACACAACGGCCGTGCTCCTGCTGCCTACGACGATAAGCATTGATGTCGCGATAATAGTTGTCATAGTCGGTCTTGCTGACAGGTACCCACTTGCGAAGGTCTTTGATGTAGATTTTTCGCTCATGGGATTGCTTCTGATTTTCTTGGGTTTCACATACACAGCACTCATCTGCATGCTTCTTGCCACGCTCATCACAGCTGTGTTTGATAGGTTCTTGATGGTTGTTTTTTGTATCGACCGTTCGATTGTTTTCACGATAGACTTCTTCGCTTACGGATTTTGCCTGTTTTTCACTTTTGAAATTATGTTGCCGATTGTCCATGATTGGCTCCTTCGCGATTGCTGCCAAAAAGCAGCTGAAAAGCGAAGAGCCAAATGCATCTTTTACACCAAACTAGTAACCAGTTCCTGAAAAAGGGCGCACGGAAGAAAGGTCGAGTTCGCACACGACTTTTCGCTTTCCTATTCGGCTGGTACTGGTTTGAAATTAAGGTGGCCGAATGACTTGTCTCATGCGAAAATTCTCTTTTCCAGGCATAAAAAAAGCCGGGCATAGAAACTAGCGTTTAATCTACGCTAGATCATATGCCCGGCCATTTGGTATCTCGTAGGGTTCAGACAGCTTTACTGTCCTATATGAACCACGGATCCGTTGCTCGGTGCTATTTAGTTATTATGCGAAACTAAAATGAGTCTTTTTTTCTTATTACATCTGCCGGGTTTGTTTCCTTAACGCGATTACTAAACTGGACGTTGACGACATGGCCACAATGGATGCACTTTGTTTCCAGATCGGCATCACCATTGATTTTTATGTCCAATATACGTTTTTTGCAAATAGGGCATGGGATACGCTCTTTTTTCATCGTCATCTAGCCTCAATACATTCCAATGGTGCTGACTTCGTGCTCATCTTTGCTAATTAACGAGAGCGACATCGAATTTCTACACGGAATTTTCGATTTCGCCTCACGGCTTAGCTGTTTGGGCTTAATATATTTTAGAACAATCAGTCGAAATTCTGCAGCTTTCTTTGAAACTCCAAAAGTGTTTGCAACTGTGCGAATGATCTGATCACGCTTGGAAACGACATAGGTTTTTCCAAGCAGTTCATACATAAACCGCATGGATTGTCGATTCTCACTAACGTACTGCTTCATGAAAGAATGAACAGCAACAGCAGGCATGAGGAGGGCCGAAGCAAGTTTATCCGCTTGCCATTCGAGCCAGTCACGAGAATCCGATTTACCAATCGTCCGGCAGATGATGGGGTGGGAGATACCTTTTGGTTTATGGATAAGCCAATGGGCACACTCATGTGCAATCGTAAATCGAGCACGGCTTTGACGTTCACAGTTTAGAAGAGATTGATCGATCAGTGCAGTGCCCGCATCCACCTGGATGATCTTTGGCTTATCTTGTTCTGGATCATAGACAGGAACGCTGCTGTCAGAAAAGATTATCATACCAAGAACAGATGCATTATTTGAAAGATCAGCGAAGTCAAGCTTTAACTTCAAGAACCTCTCCGCAAATTGATCCACATCGAGCGGTTGAGGATATTTCAATATTGACTGATCAAATGACTGAATCGTCTGAAAGGCAATCCGTTCAAGATCCATTGAAGATAAATATGGAGTTTTTTCTTTTTTAGTTTTTGTGATCATCTTCATCACCTACCCTTTTCAATAAAATGAGCGGACCTTAATACTGAACCAGGATATAGGAAGGTCCTGGCTTATCATGAAAAATAGAATAAGTAGAGACAGCGATAAATTAGTGATCGCTACTTATCTTCTTCGGTCTTTCTTTTCTAGCATTTCATCAACAAATTTCAGCCAATCTTCGACTGAAGCGTTGTTATTCTTTGCTGTACGCAAAGCAAGTCTGACAGAATCGCCCACTTCGGAATTCATGATGTAATCAGGAAGGTCAGCTGACACCTCTTGCCTACCCTTTCCTGCTAGATCGAATAGCTTAATGCGCTCTGTATCATCGAGTGAGAGGATCTCGACAATCGCATCAAGCAATTCTTTGTTCGGTGGGTCTTTACGATTATTTTCCAGATCACACATATAGCCAGGAGATTTATCTACACGAGCAGCGAACTCCCTTAGGGTCATCTGTGAAGATCGTATGCTGTAAAGATATTGTCCAAAATTTTCCGTATTTTCTCGGTTCATCTGAGTCACCTCGCCATTCGCCATCTGGTGAACACAGTTTATCAAGTCGAACATATGTTTGTCAATGATGAATTTTATTGAATGTTCCCTAATAACAGAAATTAAGAGTAATGATTGGCCGGCTGATCAGATGAGTTTCAGTCATGTACAATATTGTTGAGTTTTCACATGCACGTTCTGAGGTGATTTAATATGGCGATACCCAAATATTATGAGTTTATGAAGCCCCTATTAACAATACTTGGTGACGGAGAAATTCATAAAACGCAAGAAATATATGCAGCACTGGCAGAACTTTTCAACTTAACTGATGATGATTTAAGTGAATACATTCCCAGCGGGAGGCAACCACTTTATCATAATCGAATTGGATGGGCAAAACTTACCTAAATAAGGCAGGTCTAGATGTCATATTTAGGTTCTCTGTCATTCCAGCTGATCAAATTCAGTTCCTTTGACCAGCCTTTATTGTTTTCTGAAAGAGTGCCCATGGTTTCTTTAATTTCATACTTTATGTCTGCCATTATTCTTCAATCCTTTCATCAATCCGTTGTGAATTTTCCAGGTTCTTCTGCAACTCTGTCTGACCAGATAACTTCTTCATAAACATTTCCGGCCATTTTCTCCGCTTGCCGCATGACGATATTCATCGCTTTTAATGCTTGATCTGGTGGATAGTCATACTTGCTAAGAAGCCTCTTAATCACACGTCTCATGCTTGCCCTAGCACTTTTACGAACACTCCAATCAATAGTGATGTTGTTTCTTATGGCTAAAGTCAATTCATGAGCGATTTTCTTAAGCGTTTCATCTTCCATAAGTTCTTTTACGATATCATCCGCTGTCAGTGCATCATAAAAAGCAATCTCATCATCGCTTAGACCCAGTTCAGCCTCTTCCTCACGCATCTTTTTAATGTCATGGGCCATTCGAATAAGTTCTTCAATCACTTCAGCATTTGTTAAAGCTTGGTTTCGATATTTGTTTAGAGCCTTTGTGAGTCTTTCAGAGAACTTCTCTGACTTCACGAGGTTTCTCTTTTCCATAGTTTTGATGTTGCCTTCTAATAATTTCTTAAGCATCTCTACAGCTAAGTTCTTCTGCTTCATTTCCTGAACTTCTTTTAAGAACTCTTCAGAAAGGATTGAGATCTCCGGCCTCTTGATTCCCATGGCATCAAACACATCGATAACATCTTCTGAGATGATGGAGCGCTCCAGCATTTGATGTAGTCTTGCTTCAATTTCTCTTTTTGATAATGGTGTTTTGTCTTTTTCCTTCAGTTTAACTAGACTTGCTTTAACTGCTTTAAAATAGCTGACTTCAAGAGCCTTCTCTTTCCCCTTTTCAGTCGCAGCACATAGGGCATGAGCCTTGCCTAGTTCAAGAGCTGTCTTTTTAAATTCCTTTTGTTCTTCTTCTTTCTTTCCGAGAATGAAGTCCATGCCACCTACGATGGTACGCATTCGCTCCACTTGTGAGTTACCCATATATTTAGAGTAATCATATCCATGCATCATGTCTCGTAAGATCTCAAGTTTCTCAAGCATTACAGCAACAGCAACATCCGTATCAATACCGGTATTTTGACGATCCGTATTCGTATATTGTTTTAAGGCGCTCTTTAAGCTTTCTAATATACCAATATAGTCAACCACCACACCACCAGATTTTTCTTTGAAGACGCGATTAACCCTTGCTATGGCTTGCATCAGGTTATGACCTTTCATCGGTTTGTCAATATACATGGTATGCATGGATGGCACATCAAATCCAGTGAGCCACATGTCACGAACTATCACTATTTTAAGTTCGTCACTATTGTCCTTCATACGTTTGGCCAATAAATCCCTACGCTGTTTACCTCCTAGATGCTTCTGTAGCTTTTCATTATCTGCGGCGCTGCCGGTCATAACAACTTTGATCTTCCCTTTATTAATATCATCACTGTGCCAATCAGGCCTCAGCGCTGTTATGGCATCATAGAGTTCAACACAAATTCTACGACTCATGCAGACCACCATAGCTTTGCCATCGATGCTCTTAGCCTTTTCTTCGTAGTGATTTACTATATCTTCTGCAAGCTTTTTGATTCTATTTGGAGATCCTACAATTGATTCCATCCTGGACCATTTAGCCCTATTTTTATCCTTCTCAAATTCTTCCTGGCCTTCTGTGATCTCTTCAAATTCATCATCAATCTTTGTCAGTTCTTCTTCATCTGTTTCCAATTTAATAATGCGGTTTTCATAATAAATCCGAACCGTTGCTTCATCTTCAACCGCCTGGGTCATGTCATATGTATCAATGGTATGACCAAATATGGCTACAGTCGATCGATCTTCAAGATCAATAGGTGTTCCTGTAAAGCCGATAAAAGAGGCATTAGGTAGTGCGTCTCTTAGATATTTCGCGTAGCCGTAATTCACTTCACCGGTTTTAGAATCCACTTTGGCCTCTAGTCCATATTGGCTTCTGTGGGCTTCATCTGCGATGATGATGACATTCTTACGGTCAGTGAGTACTGGCATCTCGCCTTCTTCTGGTTTGAACTTTTGAATGGTGGTGAAGATAATCCCACCAGACTCTCTATCATTTAAAAGGTCATAAAGTCCATTAACCTCAGTGCTATTTCCATTGGCATAATTCGTTCTTTGGTTATCTGAAAGTTTCCTTACGGTTGCTTGTTTTGGTGTCTGACGTAGGATATCTTTCGATTTGGTGAAGGTTGTAAAGAGCTGATCATCCAGGTCATTTCTATCGGTGATGACCACGATCGTTGGATTATTAAGTTCTCTCACTAGTCCACCGGTATAGAACACCATGGAGAAACTCTTACCAGAACCTTGTGTATGCCAAATAACACCAATCTTTCGATCGCCGTCTTCCTTTGTCGCTTCTTTTGTTTTTTCAATGGCTTTCTTTACTGCAAAGTACTGATGATATGCTGCCAAAATTTTGATGATGGACTTTTTATCCCCAATTTTCTTCCCATCGATATCCTTCTCAGATTCTTTGGACTCCTGGAAAAGAAGATAGTTTTTAATGATATCAAGTAATCTGTCCTTATGAAACATGCCATTTAGCAGTACTTCATACTGAGGCTGAGACAAAGGTGCGATATCATCTCCATCAACGGTTCTCCAGTTCATAAACCACTCTTCATTGGAGGTAATAGTTCCAGCCTTTGCATTAATCCCATCAGAGATGATACAAAAAGCATTATAGTTAAATAGAGCCGGAATGTCTCGCTTATAGGTCTGTATCTGATTGTAGGCCCCATCAATCCCTACATTTTCATCACTGGCAGACTTTAATTCTATGACCACAAGAGGCAGACCATTCACAAAGACAATAAGGTCCGGTCTTCTCTCTTCATTTTCAATAATTGTAAATTGATTGACGACCACGAACTCATTATTACTCATGTTTTTAAAGTCTATAATATAGGCTCTTTTTGTGCGAATATGTCCACCTTCATTAAAGGATACTTCTATCCCTTCTGTCATTAACTGATGAAAGTATCGATTGTTTTCTTCCAGCATTGGGCTGTTGAATGTAATCAGTTGACGATAAGCATCTTCAAGTGCCTCCCTTGGAAGATCTCGGTTAATCTTAAAGAGTGCATCTTTAACTCTATGTGAAAGGATCACCTCACGATAATCTTTTCGCTCTTCATAATCTCCACCTAAAGAAATGTCCGGACCAAAGGCATAATCGTAGTCAAGACTTTGTAATATTTCAATAGCTGCTTCTTCAAGCATCGCTTCCGTAAAAATACCATTTACACTACTCATCACTACCACCTCCCAGACAATCTT